CAGCAGTCACAGAATCATCTGCAAGTTTTGCTGTTGTAACATTAGCATCTAATATTTTAGCTGTAGTAACTGCATCATTTGCAATAGTTAAAGCTACTGCACCAGTTACATCTCCAGTATGTGTTTGGTTATATAGATTAGTAGAGCCTTCTGTTAAATTATCTGTTGTTTTAGCTGCAAGTCTAGTGTCAAATCTTGCATCAGTATAATAAAGGTTAGTTCCTTCTGTTAAGTCTGATGTTGTTTTAGTTCCAAAATCTGTATTAAACAATGATGTAGCATAATAAAGATTTGTAGTCCCTTGTGTTAGGTCATCTGTGTCTTTAGTTGCAAATCTAGTATCAAAGTCTGTGTTACCCCTTGCTGTTGTGTAGTAAAGATTTGTACTTCCTTCAGTTAAATCATCAGTTGTAGAACTTGTTTCATCAATTAGTGTTATCCAGTTTCCATTGTGTGCAAAATATCCTTTTCCAGTAGCATGTACATGAGCAAACATTCCATGATAACTTGATGCACTTGGTAAATCACCAACTGTAGAGAACATGTTAGCATAGTAAATTTTACCAGTTGTTGTAATGTTGTAAGAACCTCCTGCTAAATTACCTCCTAATACAGGTGATGTATCTTCTGATACTGCATTTATTGAAACTGCTTGAACTCTAGCATCAGTATAATACAAGTTGGTATTCTCTGTTATATCTGCTGTGTTTAGTGTTATGTTAGCTGAACCATCAAATGCAACTCCTGATATATTTCTTGGAGTAGAAAGTGTTGCAGCTGCTATATTTAAACCATCAATTTCTGATTTAGTTGGTCCAGTATAAGTAAATACACCATTAGTGTTATCATATACTAAACTTCCTATTCCTGATGTTGCTGCTGAAAAGTCAGATAACCCAATTCCACTTGCAGTTGAATTTATTGTTAGTGTACCTGCTGTATCATCATAAACAGCACTTATTCCACTTCCACCAACTATTAAGTTATTTCCAACCTGGTCATCCACCCTTTCATTTGTGAAATAAAGATTAGATCCTTCAGGTAAACTTGTAGTGCTAACTTGATTTGCACCAGTACCAAAGTCAATTAAGGTATCATCTATTGAATCTGCCTGTAAGCTAACAGCTCCACTTGCTACATCAAAGTGATTAGATGAGAAACTAGCCACACCTTTTGCACTTGTTGTTGCATCATCACCTGCTATTGTTAGGTTTGGATATGTGCCTCCATTAGTCAATCCATTAGAACCAGTAATAGATACAGTTTGGTCAGGAGCTGAATTTGTTATTGTGAAATTTGGATAAGTTCCACTTGTAGTTATACCAGTACCATCAGTTAATACAACTGTTTGATCAGGTGCTGTGTTAGTAAGAGTTAAAGTCCCTGCTGTGTCATCATATACTTTTGACAATCCAGTTGATGCTACTACTAAACTAGCTACTCTGTCATCAGTTCTTTCATCTGTAAAATAAAGGTTTGTACCTTCACTCAGATCTGATGTTGATTTACTTGATAAATCTAGATTTGCTCCAGTTTGTAAGTTTACTCTTGCATCTGTTCTAGCATCTGTGTAATATAAATTGGTTCCTTCTGATAAATCTGTTGTAGATTTAGCTGTAAATGCTGAGTCAAACCTTGCTTGTGTGTAATAAAGGTTAGCTGCCTCAGTAATATTGTCTGTTGTTAATGAAATATCTGCACTTCCATCAAAAGCTACACCTGCAATATTTCTACTTGTAGCCAATGTTGAAGCTGTGGTAGCATTACCAGTTAATGCACCAGTAAATGTAGTTGCTGCTACACTTGTTAATCCACTTATATTAGGATTTAATGATATTGTTAAAGCATTACCAGTAGAATCTGTAGAAATTTCATTTGCTGTTCCTACTACTGAGAATACTTCTGTATTTAAGTCAATAGCTTGTTGACCACCTGCATCTCCTTGAAAGTCTAAATCCTGGACACCTAGCTGAGAATCAACATATGCTTTAATTGATTGCTGAGTTGCTAGAGCTGTTGCACTATCTGATGACATATCATCTTCATCTTTAAAGTCTGCTATTGTTATGACTCCATCTGATAAAGATCCAAAGGTAAGTGTTCCTGAAACTGTTGTGTTTCCAGTTATATTCCCACTTAAAGCTCCAACAAAACTGTTTGCTGTTACAGTACCTGTTGCTGTTAAATCTCCAGTATTGTTCATACTGATCCCACTTTCAGTTCCCAATCCATCAGATAGGACTTGTAATTGAGATGTCAATCCATCATTATCACCAACCTTTATTAATGAATCATAACTGGATGCTATTGATATTCCTGTTAAACTACTTGCCATTTTTTCTTAATTTTAATTTTGTATTTATATATGTCATTAACTTTATAATGTTTTTTTGCTTAGGTTTATATATTTTCATTGTTATCTAATTATAGTACCCAACCTTGAAAAGTTGGCTCATCTCTATCAGGATATATATCATCATTTGTGTTAGATGTATATTCAGGATATGATGTTTGATTAAAATCCATGTATGATATAAACCTTCTAGTGTAATATTCAGCCATTGTTCTTTCTTTTTCAACTAAATAATCCACTTCATTCTTACTAACTGTCTCTGCATTTTCAGAAACATGTTTAAATATTCCACCATTCTTAATCTGATATGCAGCAAATGGTAAATAATCAACCATAGCATAATGAATAAGCATAGGCTGCACATAATCTTTTAATAATGTCTCATAAATTGTACCATTAATAGTATCTAAATTAATCAGAGAGGCTATTTTGTTATACAAATCAGTACCTAAATAATGTTGTATATGTATCTCTTGTGCTATAGATACAAAATGCATTAGCTTATCTGCTTGTACATTACCATCTATTATAGTGTTTTGTACTAAATCATTTCTATTTATAAATAATACTGTTGCTGCCATCTTATTTTGGTGTTGTAAAGTTTTTAGGTTCTAGGAATCCTCTGTTTTCCATATCTCTAGGTCTTGTTGCTACCTTTTTATCATTAGTTTCAATATCAACTCCTTTTCTTTTTGCTTCACTTACAGAGCTATTTCTATCATTTTTTAATCCACTACTAGGTAAAAACTCTCCTTGTTCATTTCTCTTTCTAAAATATACTTTTCTTGTCCAGTAATGTTTACATGATCCACCACCTTTGTAAAACCAAATTGAATAAGTGTCAGAATTTCCTTTTGGTCCCCACCCCTCATTTACTTTCTTCTTAGACATTGCCTCAATATCCTCTTTTCTATAAACTTTTTTAGCTGCTACCATTTTTCTACAAAACTCCCTAGAGCTTTTACCTGCTTGTAAAGGTGCATAAGAATATCTTACTTTAAACATTCCTTTATCTTGTTCACTTTTGCTATCAGGATTTGCTGAACCTGTAGATGCTAACTTTAACATTTCATTTTGCTTGTCATCTAAGTCATAATTAACTGGCTCATCAGATATTAAATCCCAGTTTTCTAAATCTTCATCCTCTCCTAAAGCTATTAACTCATCTGCTACAGCATTACTTGGATGATTATCTGTTCTTGTTATCTTTTCCTCTTTCTTTAAACTTAACTTTTGTCCAGTTTCTTCTTCTCTTGTCTCCTGGTCTGTAACATTTGTTAAATCTGTAAACTCTAAAGGCTGTAATGTTTTGAAATATAGCTTTAATGATATATTATTAAATGCTAATATCTTATCAAATGAATCAATCATTAAGTTTTGGAATGGTCTGATTACCATGTTATCCATAAGCACAGATGCTTTTTCCATTTCATCAGCATTGTTTCCAAGACCAGTGTTATTTTTAATTCCTAAAAGCATTGGTGATACAACTCTATGAGCTACTAAAATTTTCTCTTGAGATTCTGTACTTAAAAACTGATATTGATTGTGTGCATCAGATAGTTGAATTGGTTCAATACTAGCTTGAGACTCTGTATTGTCATTAAATGATAGAATAAATCTTCCTGCATTAGTTGATCCAGTAAACTTATCTGCTATTTTTCTTTCAATTATTGATCTTTCTTCTTCATTTGGTATTCCATTGTTCATATTTATGATCATAGAAGGACTTAATCCATTTTTAATGTTATTCATATGAAAGTTTGACACCTCAGCTTCAAGTTCTGCATACTGTAATCCACCAGTATATGCAGGAGGACTATAATAATAATATCCTGCTTTATATGGTTTAATAAATAATATCTCTATATTCTCTTTAGATGTACCAAATGCAGGTATTCTTTTAAGCTCATCAGATGTCTTGTATTCACTCCAATTAGAATGATAGTAATATCCTTCAATTTGACCTTTTTCAGAGCTTATCTCTGCTCTAAGAGTCTCTACTGGTATGTGTTCTACTTGTACAATCTTCTTTCTTCCTTTACCATAGATAATTTGCATAGCTGCACCACCCATTAAATAGTAATCATATATAACTTTTTTAATTACTTCTTTTTTCATTAAGCTAATCATCTCTGCATACTGGTCAGGTTTAGATGAGCTGTCTAATGCATCTAATCCTCTACCATATATCATCTCTGATATTCCATTAATACATGCATGGTTAGTTGGTGAACCCATAAACTGGTCTATTAGATATTGATAATAGTTATTATCCTCACCATACATTACAAAATCCTTTCTAGGATCTTCTATAATTTTTGGAGAAGTGTAAGTTGCTAACTCTAATACTCTTATATCTCCTTCAAATTTAGGTTTTCTGTGTTGTCTACTCATAATTATCCATTATATACCTTATATGTATTATCCCTTGATGTGCTTTTTTTATATAATCCCTTAATTGGATCATAATATTCTGATGCTCTTTGTGAAATTGTTTGATCAGTACAGAATATCCTATCCTTGTAAATTGTTTGTTCTACTGCTTCTCTTGGATCCTCCCATTTATTTGTTGCTAAATTCCATTCTTCTTGTGCATTTCCCCATGTGGCACCAATTGCAGTTAATGCTTCATCCCAAGTTATTGTAATGTTATTCCAAAATTCAAAAACTGTGTCCCAGTTAGATCCTAATGATGTTAATTCTACTTCATAAAATTTTCCTTCCTCTAAAGTTAATGCAACATTAATAGATGCAAATCCACCTAACCTACCTAAAGGAACTTGATTTGTTTGTACTATGTTAGTTTCTTCATCTCTTACAGTTAAATTTCCTGATAAGACAAAAGATCTAGGAATAAACTGAAAAGTCTGAGCTGATGTAGCAGTACTTAGGATTATCATACTTATATAATGCTTTTTGTTTTATTTTTTATAAAGTGTAAGATTTTATTTTAAAAAAAAAGGAGACCTGATTAGATCTCCCTTAATTAGAAAAAAACACTTAACTATTATGATGTAGGAAAAGTACTTATTTGTGTTGTACTTGCAGCACCAGTTACTAAACTAGCTGTAACAAATGATGGTGGAGCTTTCTCTAATGCTTCAAAAGTTAAATTGAATCCATTAAAATCTCCCATATTTGCACCAACTGTAAAATTACCAGTTGTTAATGCAGCTCCATTAACCTGACCAACTAATAAAAAGTTGTCATCATTGTCTTGTACTACAATGTGTGGTCTACCTACTGCTAATAACTTAATTTCTTCACTTGTTGCTCTATCATAATATTGTAGTTGTAGTGTCAATGTTTCTGTGTAGAAAGTAGTTCCATTTTCAACTGAACTTGTTACAACAGAATCTAAATTAGATGTTCCTCTTAAATCATATTCAAAAAAATCAGGTGTGCCACCAAATGCAGTTATTAAACCTGCTGATTCAGTTATTGCTCCTAATGTTTCAAAATCTGCAAAGAAAACCTTTTTTAAACCTCCTGATTTATTTCTACAAGGTACTATTCTACCTGTGGTTAAATTACAACTCATATTATATTTTATTTTTTTTAAGTGTTAGGAGGCTTTTACACCTCCCTATACTTGATTATTAGTCTAAGATACTGATTATCAGTAAATTAAAATTTTGAAATTATGCCTGATAAAGCACTATTTCATTTCCTAAACCATACTGGATTCCATATGCAAACCTTGCAATGAATCTTGCATTTCTATCACCTAATGTGTCAGATGTATCAATTACTCTGATTTCATTTAAATCTGATAATACATTTGTTCCCATATAAAGGTTACTAGTTTGTGCTACAGCCATTGTGTTTGTTGACATACCTGATGCCATGAATAATGGAATACCATCAAAAGTTAATGCTTGACCATTGTACCACATTTGACCTTTGTTTTCATATCCATTTGCACCTTGACCTAATGCATATCCACCTAAAGATCTGATGTAGTTTTTCATTACATCTTTAGATACATAAATCTTTAAGTCATCCTTACCATACACAGTATTAGGAACTAAATCTACAGTATCACCTAGTTTTTCTATTACATTTGTATGTGTAATTGCAACTGGGTTAGGTACATCTATGATGTCACCATCTGCTGCCCATAGAGTTTCAAATCCTGATATCTCTCCTGGATTTCCTGTTACCCCAGTCCAAATATTTGTTTCAACTGATGCAGCAATCTGATCTGCAAAGTTTGCAATGATGAAGTCTGAGAATCTTGATGGCATGTTAGTAAATGCACTTACTCCTAATTCTGATGCTTCCCATGAATTTACAAATTGCTTAGTACAGAACTTAACATTTACTTGGAATTCTTCCAATGTTAATATTCTTTCTGTTACAGCAACAGTTCCTTGATCATCAAAATCACATGTTGAATCTTTGATAAGACCTGATGCAGCAATCTTTTGGATTACTTCTTTGTGTGCCACATTTGGCATAACAGTTACACCACCATTCTCTAATGTTGTCCCAGAAAGCAAAGCTGCTGAGATGTATGAAGAGGATGCTCTTCCTGCATAACTTGTTGTAATTGTTGGTTTACTCATTTTAAATTATTTTTAAATTATTTTTATTTTTATTTACTTAATTTTTTCATTATTCTGTCAAGAGAAGTTTCTGCTCTTGAACTGCTAAATTGATACTCTACTTCTTTAGCTTTGTTTTCAGGACTGTGAGTTATAGGCTGTGCAGCAGGTTCTGCTGATAATTCAGTTTGTAACTTTTTAATTTCCTTTTCCTGAGTTTCTAAAACCTCTGATAGATTTGTTTTAATATCCTCTACCATAGATTTTAACTCATTAAATTCCTCTTTTGATGGATAATCTGTAGCTAAATCTTCAGCCTTAACATCTTCTTTAGATGTTTCAACTTCTTCTTCAACTTCTTCTGTAGCTTCAGAGATACTGTCAATTAGACCTTCTTCTTTAACTACAACTGATCTTCCATCTTCTAGAGTATAACTTCCAATTGGCATGGGAACCCTATCATCTTCTGTGACAATAAAGACTTCCTTACCACCTTCAAATGATTCTGCCTCTATAACAGTACCATTTTCTAGATTCATAGTAGCTAGTGTAACTTCTTCAGCTTTCACTTCTACTTCTTTTACTTCTTTAGACAACTCCATGCCTAAGATGTTTTTGATTTTACTAATTGTATCAGTTGCTTTCATGACTATATAATTATATTGATTTAAAAATTTATATTTTTGGTTCAAGTTTCTGTTCTTCCAACTCCTTGTCCCCATAGTGTACCATCACAACATTCAGGATGATAAGTACCATCATCACACAAACAACCTCTCTGAGTTCTTATAGGACTTGTATAAGATGGAGCAGGATTTTTTCTTTTTTTATTCATCTTCCTTGTTGTTTATATGGTTTGACATAATTGTCTGATCCTCTATTTTTTGAAGTCTTACTTTTAGCATGAACACCCTTTCTTCTTACTTTTTTTTTAATTAAAGTTGAAGATGATATGAACTTGTTTTTAGCCATTACTTCTTTTTCTTCTTTTTCTTTTTATAATGTTTTCCTGGCATGTCTTAGTTGTTTATTGGTACACAATTTGGAACTCTCTTTCCATTCTTAATTTTAAAGCCATACATTTCATATCCTGCTTGACAAGGAGCTTTTAATTCATGCTGTTCACAAGGCATGTACCACTCTTTACCATCTAGCTCATGCATATGATGACCTTCACATCCTATATTCATAGCCATTTCTTCTGCTTTTTCAACAGAGGAGTATGCTAACCTGTCATCTATTATTGCAAAGTTCTCATCAACCACTACTGTTTCAAGTTCTAACTCTCCTAATTGTCTTAGTTTGTTTCTACTCCAACCTAAAGCAGCTAATCCACCCCACAATAAATATGAAATATTAGCACATGCCTCTGAATCATCTGAGTTTTTTCTATACTGATCTTCAGCTCTAGATAAATAGCTGTACATTCTCTTAATAGTCTCTACTGAAATGTTCTTCTTTTGTGCTAATTGTGTTGCTCTGATCTTACCTACATCAGTTGCACACTTGTTTTTTATCTTTTCATTTAACTCTATTCCTCTTTTAGCATTATTTGCTACACCTTCAGGATAGTCATTAAAGCTCTCTAGATTAACTTCTTTATCATCTAGTATGTTTTCTATTTCAGAAAGTAAAAACTCTGCCTCTAAGGACTCTATTTCATTTAAAAAATCATTTATCTTTTCTTTTGGTCTTTCAGCTTTATCAGCAAAATAGCCTTCTATTGAAAAACCTTTAACAACTCCCTCTTTAACATACCCATCCCATACTTCATCAGAGTCTACTCTTATTGCACCCATCCATGTACCTACTGGAACATCTTTAGTGTTATCATATAACCTGCTCTTATCATGTGTTAGGTCTTTTACTATCCAACTCTCTACTAATGTCAATCCTTTTAAATTATATTCATGTTCTAATGATGCATTATGTTGATTACCTTGTTTAAGATACATCTGACTAGCTCTCTCTACTGTGTCATTGGAAAAGTATATGTAATAATCTTCATCATCACCTTTTCTTAAAATAGGTTTGTTAGGAATTAGAATTGCTCCTAATAATATTCTTTTATCTTTAGAAACCTCTGCAAGTTTAACTACCTGGTCTGCATCCTTTAATGCAACAAAGTTACTTTGTATAGCAGGATTTTCTACAATAGAAATTGCATCTACTCCATTAAACTCAGTTTCTTCATCTAATATTAATTCTATAATCTTCATATTATTATAATTGGTTTATTATCATGTTTTTTAAATTCCTGATGTTTGAATTGCATTTCTATCAACACTTTGTGCTGTTGTAACATCATTAGCAACTACATAAGCTCTTACTGGCTGTTGTTGTTGTCCTGCTATAGCTTCTGTTAATTGATTAATTGGTGATGCACCTACAACATTAAATGAAGGTGCTTGTATTTGAGGTGCAGGTGAACCTCCTGCTGCTGAAACACCTCCTACACTAAGCACTGGTATTTGTGTTTGCTGTATTGCTCTAATTTGTGTAAAACCAGTAGTAAGTACTGTTGCTACTCCTGCTATCTTTGCTATTAATGGTAATGTTTTATCATCTAATACCTGTGCTGCTCCTGAATAAGTTGATATTAAAGCATTTGCTATTGCTAAGGCTTTTCCTGCATTTGATCCTTCTGTTGCTAATGCTAAACCTATTGCAGTAAATTTTAAGAGAACATCATGTTTTGTTTTTTCAGTATTTTCTACTAAAGCTACTTCATCCTTTCCTGCTGCTAACAATATGTCTTGTCTTGCTAAAATTTGTGCTGTTTCAAGTTCATATGTGTCTTTTCCATATTGTCTAGCTAACTTTATTAAAGCCTCATATCTTTCATCAGATTTTCTAACTGCTAACTCTGTTTTTAATTCTTCTGTAATTGCTAGAGCTTCTAGTTCTTTTTCTTCAAAAGATTTTAATGCATCTTCTTGTGCTTTTATTTCTGCCTCTGCTGCTGCAGTTGCTGCATCATTAGCTGCTTTTTCTTCAGTTTTTAATGCTAAGATTTGACTAGTTACCTCTTTTTGTTTTGTTAGCCTTGCAGTTTCAAGTGTTATTAACTCTGCTGTTAATTGAGCTTCTGCATCTAAATCTTCTTTTTTACTTTGACCAAAACTGTTTTGTAATTTAAGATTGTCTAATCTAGTTTGTGCTAAATCTATTTCTTGATTTGTAATTGTTTCCTCCAAAGCACTAGCATCTTTTAGAAACTGTATTCTTTCTTGAGTTGAAAATCTATCTCTATCAACTGCTTTTTCTAATAAATCTGCTCTTACTCTATCTGCCTCTGCTCTATCAATTATTAGTTTTCTTTCATCTTTATCTGCTGCTGCTCTTAGGTCTGATAATAATCTTGCTTGTTTTATTTCTTTAGCAGTTTCTTTTCCAAAGTCTTTTATCCCTTCAACTGTATCACCTACACTTTCTTTAAGATTGTCAAACTCTAAAGCTGCTGCTCCTATCTGTCCAGTAAAAATTTTACCTAATATTTTACCTGCACTTAAAATAGATTTACCTAAGTTTTCTAGAATATCAATAGAGTTACCTACAATAACATTGAAACTTAACATCAACTTATTAAATCTATCTTGACCTTCTTCAGAATTTGTAAATGCTGCTGTTACAGATCCTAGACCTATTGCAAAAAGTCCAATACCACTAGCAATCAAAGCTCCTTTTAAAGTTCTTAAACTAGCTACTGCTGTTTTTACACTATTTACTACTCCTTTAAATTGTGATATCATTCCACCAGTAAATATATCACCAGTTTCAGCTACATCCTCCATGTTAGTTTCAACCTGCTTGACTTCTTGAGCAGTTTCTTCAATAGCTTCATTAGCCTCTGTATTATCTACTTGAAAAAGTAACTGTATTTTTTTTATAACACTCATTTGTTTTTATTTATTTCCCAGTTAGCCATTCTTTTAGCAATCTTTAAACCATCTTTCCAATTATCAGGAAGATATTTAGAGCCTTGTGCAAACTTTATTCTTTCAGTTTCACCATTCACTACTTGTAAGAGGTCTATTATGTTCTTTAACATGCTACTTATATAATACTTAATTGAGATTTTTTTAATAATTTTTGGTATTCTTTGTAATCATCTGATCCATTCCAATTATTCTCTCTCCACCATGATGTTACTATATATTTTGTACCTTCTTTTACATCTTCACCTGAATGCAATTTATATTCATCAGGTTTTCCCATATGTAAATTGTGCCAAATTACAGCTTTGTACTTTTTTGGCTGTATTTCTTTTTTTAGATGTCTAAAGTTTGTAGTACCTCCAGTAAAATCATCATTTAAATACAACATAAATGTATAAGTTCTGTTTCCTGATGACAAACAATTCATATCATAGTGTTCTCCTATAAAGTAATCAGGATGCTCTCTAAAGTATTGACCTTTTTCATATCTCTGACCTTGTAACACTTCTCCTTTACTAAAAGGCACACCTAAATATTTAGCAATTCTTTGATGAATCTTTTTAATAGTAGGATTTTTACTATCTAATGTTGCTGAGTATGATGTTCTAGCAGTATCTAATTTACTGTATTGATTTTTAGAACCTGCAACTGTAGATTTATGTGCAAATTTATCTATTAAATACATTAAGTGATCTGCTTCTGCTTTATCTATAAAATTTTCTACTTCTTTAATCATTCTTTTTATTTTATTGTGATTGACAACTGTTAGTGTATGGACCTTGTAGGTTAGTTCCTGACCAGTAATAATAGTTACCTGAAGGTTGGTCTGCAAAATACCTAGCAACAGACAATGTAGTACTACAAGATGAATCTGTATAAATAGTATTTGCTTGTTCTATAGTATTTGCATCCATATAAACAGTTCTAGGTGTAGTTTGGTTACATAAATCAGGAGCAGTTGATGCATAAAATAAACTTTGACTTCCACATATTGGTGTAGGAGGAGGAGTAGGTGGTGTAGGTGGTGTAGGTGCATTTTCATTACACTCTATACAATTTTCTCCTGATGTAGTTGCTGATGAAAATATAGTGAAGTTTGTTATGTCTTGTGGATTTACTGCATTTTCTAAATTTGTAACCCACCTATAACATTCATATCCTGTTGGTCCTCCACTTTGTATAACCCACCATGAAGATATTTGTTGTGATTGACTTACAACATATAAAACTGCACCTGCAGGATCATCACAAGTAATGAACTGAGCATAATATGGACCTTGTGGTGGTGGTGGTGGAGTAGGTGGTGGTGATGTAGGACAACTTGTAAATGAAGTAGGACTCATAGGTCCTGCATTGTTTCCTGATGTTACCAATCCTACTACTTTATATGTAGTTCCACCATTACCAAAAGATACAATATCATTTGTGTTAAAAGTAATCTGTGTATTATCTTGTTGTGATCTCCAACCAGTTGTACCATCATCACATTTTTGTAATGAATAATAGTTTATAACTGGTGGTGGTGTAGGACATCCAGTAGCACCTGTGTCTGTTACAGTTCCTACATTAGCAGTTGAGTTTGTAGTACCTACAACTATATAAAAAATTCCATTAGGATCTTGAACTCTTGTTCCATTAGGATCATTTTCAACTAGATTTGGCAACTGTAAAGTTGTGTTTCCACTTCTGTATCCACCTTGTAAAGTTCCACATTGTTTTAATGCCCAATATAATGGACAAGCTGTTAGTGTAGATTTTGTTACACTTCCAATTGATGTACCTGATTGACTAGTTCCTGTTACTTCATATATTTGACTTGGTGTAGCAGTTTCAAAAACAAATTCTCCTACAGCTAAATCACTTAATTGGTCTGTTGTTTGAGCTGATATATAACCTGTATTATTTGTAGAACATTGTCTAAGCTCCCAATAATAAATATCAGGTGGTGGATCAGGAGTTGTTGGACACCCAGTAGCACTCAAACTAACTACTGATATAATACCACCAGTATACTGACTTGGATCTGATGTTTGCCCATATACAATATAAACAATACCATCAGGTCCTTGTACTCTAGAACCATTTACAGGATCTTCTGTCATACCTGTTAATTCAGCAGTAGTCTGTTCTGAAACAAACCCACCTTGAGAAGTAGTACATTTATATAATAGCCAATAAAATGTAGTAGGTGTTACTGTTACTGATGGACAACCATTACTTCCTAAATCAACTAATGCTCCTACAATTCCATTTGTGTTAGTAGTAGTTCCTATAACTGTATATATAAATCCATTTGCATCCTGTACTCTAGAACCAGTTTCACCATTAGGATCAATATCTAAATCAATTTGGTCTGTAGTCTCAGGTGAAACATATCCTGTTTGATCATTTTCACATAGTTTTAATGAGTATCTTTCAGGATCAGGTGTACCTCCTCCTGATGGACATGTACAAGTAGATAAAGCTCCTATATTAATTGAACCAGTTGTATTACTTGTGGCTGCAACATAATAACATGTACCACTGTATGTTCTTTCAGTTCCTGCTAAATTAGATAAATTAGAAAACCCATAATGTTGAACTGAGCTTGTGTTAGAACAGTCATTTAATGTATAATAATAAACTGGACATGTACAAGTAGTTAAACTACTCACATCTATAGTTCCAGTATTTGTTGTTGAGGCAATGTTGTAGCATGTATTATTGTATGTTCTGCTCCCACTTTCTGATGCTGAACCACTAAAACCATATAAAACAGTTCCAGTACCATCACATCTTGTTAAACTATAATAATATGTTGTTGGACCTTGTGTACAATTATATACCTTAGGATTAAAAGCTGATACAGTTTTTGCTGATACTACAGTTGGTTGTCCTGATGTATTATTTACAATAGTTGAAGTTGTTGTATTGCTGTTAATAATCACATATGCAACATTGTTTGAATCTTCTACTTTTTCTGTTATAGCATATGTAGGATTTGTTACTGCTGTTGATGTTCTAAAAGTACTCTCATTATCTGAACACCTCTTTAAACCATAATATAATGTAGGAGGAGTAGTTGATTCAGGACATCCTGAGAATCCAGTATCACTAACTGTTTTTGCTGTATATGTTCCTGCTCCTATATTTCCTTTAACAATATAAAAGTTTCCACCTTCTGTTAGCCTTCTATTGTTTACAAAATTAAAAGTTTCTATTGTAGAAGATGATTCATAAAATGTTCCTAAGTTAGCACAATCCTCAAAGTAAAGTACATTAGTTTCAGGAGTTCCTTCAGGCTGAGTTGTATCACCACCTCCAGTATCAGGATTAATGCTAGGTGCAACATCTACTGTTTCATTTAATAACTGCATTTGGCTTTCACCACTTAGTAGATTTGTTGTTATACTGTTTATTTTATAAGATTCATTGTTAATAGTTACACTATCTGCTAAACTGTAATTTAAAATAAACTTTTTTGGCAATCTTGCATTTAGTCTTGTTAGTCTTTTAGATCTATTAAATACTGATTGAATATAAAACCTATAATATTTTAAAAATAATGTTTCATCAAAAGCAGTACTATTAGTAAACTCATTTAACTCTAAATTAAAATGTATGTTTTCTTTGTTTACATCAGGCTGAATACTTACTGAATTGCTTGGCATCCAAAAATCACCAAAGTCATTTATTCCTCCAGTTCCAGTTTTCTGTTCTAGAAATCTAATATCATTAGCTGATTGTTGAAATATTGGAATAAATAAAACTGCATCTTTAAAGTAAGGTTCTCCATTTTCATTTGCCATCCATCCTACTTGTATTTCTGTTTCATTACTACCATTTAGTAGTTTTTCATATTTTAAATGTGCAAATGGCAATTCTACATTGAACACTTTGTTGTTGCTGTCTAATAATTCACTATTGTTGTATTTCAATGAACCCCAATCTGATCCACTTAGCTGACTATGTTGTTTTGCTAACTTTGTATCTGTGTCTTTATATTTAAAAATAATTTCTTCATATGGCAATGCTTTATCTATTTCAGTAGAACTTGGATCAACAAATTCTGTAATATCTCTAATAGAACCTGAATTGTAAAACTCCTCTAAAGTTTTTACATGTATAATTCCATCCTTTTCAAAAGCTGTTAGATTAAACATTTTAAACAATCCACTAATAAAATCTATTGTTTTCAAAGATGGTAGATGGTCTTTTATTATAAATTCTTTTTCAAGAGGTATAATTACATTTGTAAGTTGATGGCTAGAGCTGTTACCACTTGAATCACTTGCTTGAAAAGTAAAACTAGATAATTGAAAAGCTGTAGTAGTTTCAATTTCTATTGTATAACCTGCTGATGTGTTATACATAAACACAGTAAATGAGCCAGTTGTATTTGTTCCTCCAGTAAAGTTTTGTGAAAATACTTCTGATGTGCCACCCCTTCTTACTCTAATTGTAAAATCAGGATATGCTGATGTGGCTTGAAAACTAAAAACACCAGTTATAAAATCTCTTTCAGGTAATCCTTGAATATAAATTGCATTGAATGAAACTATTAATTTATTATTTAATGCTTGTGCTGTGCTAAAACCTGATACTTGTTTTAGAGCTGTTCCCATATCTTCAAACTGTCTTCCTTCTGTATTTTGACAAAGCATGTATAGTTTTTTATAACCCTCTGGACCATTTGTTAAACTAAAGAAATCATCACTAAATCTGATTGATGTATATTGGTTTTGTATTGCTCTTATAATTAAATGAACTGGAATAGCATAAGTTAAATCTTCAAAATACACTCCATGAACATCTGCAGCAGTTTCTGATCCTGCATTAGTTGGTGCTAAGTTTCCTCCTAGCTCTAAGTTCTCTGATCCATCTGCATTTTGATATGGAACAGTTATACCTCCATCCATATACAATCTAGCTGAGTTAGATATTAAAGGACAGATAACAGATTTGTAGTATGTTACATTAGTTCCTAAATCATCTACTATAACACCTGATGTACCTCCTAAACCATCCTCTGTAGTTAAAAGATTTAAAACTTGTGATGCACTATATGTAGTGTTAAAATTGTCTAGCCAGTTTAATGAGTTAATTTCATCTTCTCTTAATGTGTCTTTTAATGTTACTGTGTTTCCAAAAAAGGTAACCTTGTATGATTTAGGTTTATTATTTTCTATTGATACTCCTTCTAATCTTAAAAGTCCTTCTTTAAATGGTATTGTATTTAACTCTATTCTAGCAGGAACTTTCTTTCTAGCATCAAATGATGTACCAGTTCCTAAATTAAATCTATAATAATGTTTGAATATCTTATTGTTTTCTTTAGATGCAGGTAAGTTAAAAGGTTTTGAAAAGTCTGTAAACACTTTAGAAACATCCCTAACATCTTGAATTGTTTGATTAAGGCTTAGACTTTCATCTTCAAATATTTCTACTCTCTGATTGTTTATGTATAATTCATATCCACTCATTATCTCACATTGTTTAAGATGTCATATGCAAATTCAAAATCTAAACTATAATTGACAAGTTTATTGTTTATCTTTGTTTTCTTTTCTAAAGAATTAGTTACAACATTTATTGGAGAAACTACTGTTCCTATTTGCACCCAAACTAATTCAGATACCATTATTTGTTTTATAGGCTCATACTGTCCTTCATCTACATAACCAGTATTCATTCTGATTGTTTCAGATCCTTGTTTGTTGTATTGTAATTTTTGATGATCTAAAGGTGAATATGTTGAGCCTGAAATTATAGTTGATTTGTAACTCTTTTGATTTGTATTTAAAGACTGAACATTCTTCTTATTAAAATAATACTCTTGTAAAGCTCCAAACTTGTTTAAGAATATAACTTTTAAAATATTGTAAACTGGTTCACATATCCTTCTAACAGTTATAGGAATCCCTGCTATTGTTTGAGATGCACCATCTGCTACTGTGTCAGCAATAGTTGTATAAGTTACACCATTAGATGATTCAGATGGAACATATGCATTCCCAGTTTCAGGTAGATACATTGTAGTGTTTGATTGTAATAGTTGTCCTGATACTAATTGCTTATTTGAACCTTCATTAAATTCACTATAAGCATCAAAGCCATATATATTGTGTTCAATTAATTGAGTAGAACTCTCTGCTAAAATAGCTCTTTGTTCTTTAGTTCCAGTAAAAAAGTTAATGTCAATTTCTGCTGTAATAACTAAACTGTTTTTTGTAGTTGTGCTATATGGGAATACACCATCCCATGTAACATCTAAATAGTCTTTTATCAATTCTGATACTTCAAATATTACATTGTTAGATATTGTATTTTTTGAAATCACATATTGATTAACATTATTTATTTTAATCACAAGGTCTGCTGAACCTGATGCTTGTGATGATGTTTCATTTAAGAAAAAAGGTGATCTAAGTCTTACTAAGTAATTTGCCATATTATTTGTTTGGTATTGTATAGTCTAAAAATGATTCTACATCTAATGCATATTTGTCTATTAGTTCTTGTGGAAACTTCTTGTAAGCACTTTCAAATGCTTCACTAAAAAAGTATGATGGTTTCATTCCATGTTGAAATATAGATCTAGCTATTAGAAATGTAATTGAGTTTTTAAATCCTACTGATTGTATTGATCTTTTCTTAAATTGTCCTTTCTTTCCTCTTGGAGCTATGCCTTGTTTTACAACCCATTTATCAAATGCTTTTGGAGGAGGCATTTTAGTTTTATAGCTAAATGTTTTTAATCCATACTTTCTTTTACCATATTTTGTTTTCTTTCCATCAACCCCTGCATCTACAAATGCACCATAATCTGCAAACATAAACTCTAATTGAAATGAATTAGGAGATACTTTTAACTTATCATCTACTGACTTTTCTAGCTGACCTGAGCTTACTAAAGGATATGACTTTCCATTCCTTCTGATCCTTTTCTTTCTAAGGTTCTTCTTTGCATGGTCTACTACATCTCTAGCAAAGTCTTGTAATGCTTTCTTTGTTTTATTTAAATCCATTAGCAAACATCTATATCATTTAATATTTGTACTGTAAAGGTAGTTGCCCATCCTGCTAAGATGTTTTCAAACCTGTCAAAGAATGGTTCACATGTAGGATCACCTACTAACTCATATCCATTTTGTGATAATGTACCTATTCTTAACCTGGACACCATTCTATTTGAAACTGATAATTGAGTATTAAGAATGTCTTGAATGTTTGTATTACCAGTAAACAAATCTTCATCTAATTGTTTGTTGGTGTCTACTTGTTCCATTGTTAGAACTGTAAAATTAAATTGTAATGTTTTTTCTGCATTTGTAGCTCCTTCAATAATTATGTGAGCTAAAGGAAATATGGTTTGTTTCTGTAGATCAATATCTGTTATATCTCCAAATGTACAAGTCTTTATACTTGGATTTGACAACAGCTCATCTTTAATTGTTGATGTAACTAAATAAAAACCTCTTATTCCCTGATCACTTCTTGCCATAACTTCTTTTTATTTTTTGATTCTCTAATATTTGTTTTTCTGTAACATACTCTAAATACATTAAAACTTTATGTGCATGTTGTTTGGTGATATATTCAAACTTTTCAAGATTCCCCTGACTTGCTGTGTAAATTGATGAGTACCAATTCCATTTTGCATTAAACCCTCCTTCACTTGTGAATGATCCTTGAGAATCCCCCTGTCCAAATAATCCATCATAACTTGAGATAATTCTTTTCCTAAATTCAACAAAAAAAAAACAGCACCTAATGCTACTGATAAAGGCATCTCTTTAAGGTGGTCATTTATAGAGCCATCATATTCTTTTATATTATATCTTCCTCTAGCTTGTATGTCAATAGGTCTATATAGAACTGACATTGCCTTATGCATTTCTTGCCAGTCTCCTAAGTATGAATCTAAATCTACAAACTCACCAAATGTAATCTCATCTAAGTTTGGAATGAATCCATATTGTACACTATCTAATGTGAACTTATTAATAAACTTATTATCCTCATCAAACATGTTGGATAGTGTGCTAGTGATTTCACTTACATCTTTCCATCTCATCTTAGTAACATATTTAAGGTCTACATTACAAAAGATTTCTATCATTTTTTGTGCTATAAACATCTCATCATTATCTCCTGCTTGTACCTTTAAGTATTTTTGATACTGGTCCAGGCTTATTTCTGATAGGTTCTCAGGCACTTTCACTTCTAGTTCCATATCTATATAATGCTTTTATCTAAAAGTTTTAAAAAAAAGTTTTCAAGATATTTGGTAGTTATATAATAATGTATTATATTTACACTATAAATATGAAAAACACTATTATGAAAAATTTAAAATTAATAAAAAAAGAAGATTTTGGTCATACTGAATATTGTTCAATAGGTCAAGAAACACTAACTACTCAGCACCATTTTACATTAAAACAAAAAGATGGTTTTGTGTTAAATGCAAAAATTACTAAAATAGTAACAGATTGTAAAAAAACTTACTACAAAGTTTGGTCTTTAAAAGGTTCTGATTTTCCATATACTTCAACTTATTTTAAAACTTATAATGAGTTAATTGATATGTATTCAACTTGGGCAGATGATATTAAGAGTAATACATTAATGGGACAAACTATATAATTATGAAAATAGATGTTACATCAAACAGCTCAGTATATATAGAAATCAATGGCTACACTTATTACATTGATGATTCTACAAATGAACAGATTATAGAAAAATGGAAAAACTTAGAATTTTAATTATGAAAGATTTAAAAGATTTAGAAAAATACTTTAACCTACCAATTTGGTTAATTACCTTATTACTATGGATTGCAGCAGTTGGTTTGATAATCCTTTCCAACTTAGTTGATTCAATGTAATGTTTTTCATATTAATTTGTTAATGGCACCTTCAAGGTGTACAGGAGAGGAGGCTTAGGTCTCCCTCCTTTTTTTATTTTATAGCATACCTTCCATAGTTAGGATAGGATAGTTTATGAACTACACTATATCTTAATGCATCACAGAAGTGATTAAACTTGTCTACTGGTTTGTTAGTTGGATTACCATTTCTATCTTCTATGTATTTATAGTTCTCTAATTCTTTCAATGCATTAGTACTATCTTTAGTAACATGTAGTTTGTATCTTCTGATCAGGTCTATTCCATAATTGATTTCATATTTCTTTTTACCTTTTATATTCCATCCCATTCTATGAATCTCCTCTATTGATTTAGGTTCACTTGAATCTGCAAATAGCTCATCTCTCCTATCTAATCCTAATCTTACAAACTCTTTAGCTAAGTCTTGATTAGTCAAACCTTTTTCATAAAGCAATTCTTGAGTGTACATATTATCACCATCTATATAAGTTGCACACAGAGCTGATGGATCAGATGCAAAACCAAAGTCTAATCCTCTAGATATTAGTTTAGCTGTAGCAGGTATACTATCACATACATGAAACTTAAACACCAATGACCTACTCTGTCCTCTTAAACCTAATCCATATACTCTCCAGTAATCAGGATCAGTATCTTTTAATCTTAATAGCTCTTTCTTTAATGTTTCAGAAATAAATGGATTATCCATAAATGTAGTAATGTATAGATTACAATCATCTCTCTCTAGCACTTTGTCATATATCCAGTGGAACTGGTCATGTGGATTGTAGTCTAGGATTACACCATTTATTCTTCCATCTGTTCTAAATAGTAATTGATTCCATGCTTCATAGTCTATCTCATTAGCTTCATTAATAAACAGCATATCTCTTTTTCTTCCTCTAACCCTGCTCCCCATGTCCAGGCTGAAGAACTCTATTAGGTTTCCATTTAACCAATACTCATTAGATGTTTTGTTGTGATAGATTTCAGAATACAGCTCATTATTTCTAAGTATCTCTAGGAAGTCTCTTAATACAGTTGCTTTTAAACTTGGAAGTGTCTTTCTACAAATACTGATTACCTTTCCAGTATTCTTATGACAATAACTAAATATAATCCATAGTAATGCATTATAAGTTTTTCCTGCCCTACTTGATCCTTGTAATGCTACTATTTTAGATTGGTTAGATTCTAGTAACTCAAATACAACATTAGTCTGTATCTGTTTCATTCTTTAGTATCTTAACCTCAAACATATTCTCACCTATTGTATCAACCTCTTGTCTTTCTATGTAACCTCTTTTCTTACCTTTAGTTTTTAAGTAGAATAATATCTCAGCAGTCTTACCATCTTTTATATTAGATAGTAACTGATGTTCTGCAAAGTCTAATAGTCCTTCTCTTACTTCATCAACCTTTCCTGAGAACTCTTTGTCTTTCATCCAATCATAGTATGTTTGTCTGCTAATCTGAGCAGCTTCACATGCCTTACTGACATTCCCTAATTTAGATGCAAACACTTCTAAGAATTTACCTTTATCCTTTGCCATTTCCTTTTTTGTTTATTTTTGTCAAGTTTGTAAACTTTCCTCTTTCATTTGTATAATTGATTCTTCATACATTTCTTTTACAATTGTTGATAACTTTAACAGATCATCTTCTGATAAATACTTTAGTTTAGGTTTAATGAAATCTATTCTAGAGGCAGCTACATCTTCTTCAAGATCAATAATAATTGCATGAAACCAATCCTCTAGGTTTTTGTTGTATGTCTTATACACATCAAAAGACTTTAAGCTATGTATTACACTTGCATGAGTTATAAAGTAACCATATTCCTCTCCAAACTCCTGTATCTCTCTAAGGTTAAACCTATAGAACTTTCTTAATACTGTATAGAACAGAGATCTTATTTCTACTATCTCTCTCTTTCTTGTTTGTTCAAATATTTTAAGTCCTGATAATGCTTCTATT